GGAAAGAAATGATATCACCGATTGCGATTGTAGCATCAGTTGCATCTTGGTTATCTACTGTAATTTCTAAACTACCAATTGCCTTCTCACCAACTGTTAGGTTCAATGAACCCAGAGGTTGTGCAAATGCTCTTGCACTTGGACAGATATCAACACCAAGTGAGTTACCATGTGTTCCAGCAGTTCTTGCTGTCCATTCTCCATGAGTACCAGATCCATCTTGAAAAGATGCTTGATAGTGGTCGTCATCACGAATGAGAATACCAGAGGTTGCACCAGCATTTACAATACCAGAACCAGCTCTAACTACTTTTAAATTATCTGCATATTGTAGAAAGTTTGTAGCGGTAAAAAATGTTTCAAAATTACTTGAATTTGGTTTACCGAATACTTGTACCAGCTGTTCTTCTGAAGTAATTGTTGTTACTGAAGAAACTGGCCCTTTTTGAAACGCACCGGCGATTGCACCAACAGAGGTTGCAACAGCGGGAACTACATTTGTTAAATCTACTTCTCTGACACTGACGCCAGGCGAGACTAAAAATGACATAATTCTTGCTCCTTAATCTAGAGATTACTCTTTTTTGTTAATAGTATTTATAAAAACTAAGTTTCTAAAAACTGTGTTTTATATGTTTTAAAACTTATAAATACATGTATGGTAAATGAACATTACGAAAAATATAAAGAAACTATTAAAAAGGTAGCTCGTAGGAACTATCAAAAAAGAGTATCTTGGTTAAATAATCATCTTGGTGACGAATTTTGTATTCATTGTGGTGAAAGTGAAACTGTGTGCCTTAAACTTTATCCACATGATGTATTAATTCGTAAACAAGCAAAACGTGTTGGTACTAATAACGAAAGTAGAAAAGAAGTGCATAAACTAATGAATCAATGTAAAGTTGTTTGTTTTAATTGTTGGATAAAACTTGACAATGATTTAATTGAGTTTCTTTAATAACTGCATACTATCTATAATTTTGCAAAGTTTAACTTAGTTACCAATTAGAGTCATAATCTCTAACGATTGGACTCCATTTTGTTCCATATTCGTCTACCATAGTACCTAAGTTTTCATCTTCTAATCCATTAACTTGAAATCCAAATGGAGCCATATCTTGATCTAATTGATCTTGATTTTCTCTATACATCTGTTCTCTAATATCATTGTTTGTAAGTTCTTTGAAATATGTCTGGTCTGTTACCCATGCAAAGATAAACAAACATGCAACCATATCATCATGGCATCTGTCGTCTGCTTCAAAAGATGAACCTTTAGAAATAAATGTAGATAGTTCGTTGATTGTATCAAAATCTTCTATGATAAGTTTATTATCTTCAATCAATTGTTTTAGATTAGAACACCCTATTTTTTTAACCGCTTTAGTTGTTCTTACACCCAACTGAGCTCTACCACCAGAAAAACCACCACCCAAGATTTGACCAGCACGACCACGCATAGATGCCATAATAAGGTTATCGTATTCCATATCAAACTGCATTGCGTTAGCAACCTGTTCTCCAATATCATTTACTTCAATCAAAACAAATGCCATATTATAGGCCTTTGCAACTTGATATATTTTTTGTGGAAACAATAAGGGTTTTATTTCGTTATCTCTGTATTTTGCAACTACCTTGTACGGAACTTCTGTAACATCAAATACAATGTATGCTGAGAAGTCGTTAGACACCCCTCTGGAGACATCAGCAGTCAATAGGTAGGTATTACCCTCCTTTGGTTGTTCATAGACATCTAATCCAGCATTTGACTGAATTGGAGTTTTATATGTCAAACTTTTTAACTTTGATGGAGATATAAGTGTATCAATAGAGCCAAGAAACTCGCAATTAAATTCTGTGTTAAATTGTGCTTCACTTGTGTTTGCAATAGTTTCCTTTTTCCATTTATCATCTCGGCCTGGCACTTCACTCCAATGAACCTCTATAGGAATATAACTATTTCTTCCTTCCTCTGCATCTACCCATAGTTTGTAAAACATATTCATACCATGAGGTGTGCTTACTATCATAACTTTTGTAGTTTTACCTGATGAAATGGTAGGATATACAGAACTAAAAAATTGTTCAGCGACATTGGATGGTACATACGCAAACTCGTCAAGGAAGATAATGTTATAAGAACCACCACGAACCGCACTTGCAGAAGTAGAAGATGCAAGTATTTTAGAACCATTTTCTAATTCTAAAGAACCCTTGTTCCAAGACATAACTCCTTGTTGTAACCAAGTGGGTAAATTTTCATACGCAAGTTGTAGTCTACCTAATAAATCTCTTGCAGTTGAAGCTTTGTTTGCGAGGATTGCAATATTAACACTATCGTTAAATAATGCATAGTGTAATAAATATGATACCATAATAGTCGACTTACCAGACTGTCTTGGTAGTTTACAAATGGTAAAACGATTGTTATGAAATGTTCCAACCATTTCTTTTTGAAAGTCGTACATTTTGAAAGGAACTAAACCTTCATCAAGAGAAACAATTTTTACATAATTTTGAATAAAGAATAGGGGATCTTCCATACACTTTGAATATTCAAGTAATTGTTTCTTAGTCCAATTTTGAGATACATTGGCTTTTTTGAGTAAAGGATTTCCAAGATAAGCATTTTTGTTATCTTTTGTTTCAATCACTTATCTGTACCCTTTAACATTTTTTGTAGTTCAGCAGTAGAACCAACAAACAATGCATTAGTTACACTTTTGGGTGCGTTGCTAGGAACTTCTTTTAGTTTTCTCATTTTTTCTTGAAGGTCTGCAAGTTTTTCTGTTACTTCTGCAACTTGTTTAATACCATTCAATGCAACTTCATAAGTTCTTGGATGTTCTGATTCTTTTGCAAGTTCAAGAATACCATCTATAGCATCTTGACCACGCTCAATAAGATTATAAAGATTTTCTCTTTGATATTTATAATCGCTGTCAATATCATCTTCATTGGTAGTTGGTACAACACGAGGAACATTGCTCTGTTCCTTAATTGATTTTTCGATAGGGTCAGACTCTAGTATTCCTAAAGCCCCACTAATAATTTTATCAGCGTCTTTCATAACAATCCTTAATTTTCAATATTTACTTTACGTCTGTTCCAGAAACAGGATCATAAGTTTTCGCATCTTCAAAGAATGATGATGTTTCACTGAAACCGAAATCGTCATCTGCATCAGCTGATGATGGATTAGGAGTAACTGTATATCTCTGTTCTCTTTTGGGAGAAACTTCTGGTAAATTTGCAAACTGATCGACCTGTACAGTCTTGATAACACTTGAAGAAGTGACAGGGCCATATAGATAAAACTTAGTTGTAAATGATAAGGTGTAAATGATTGCACGGCGACTTTCAAAGTCACCTTGATAATTATCCTCGTAACTAACATCTGTCAAGATAATAGGAACATCTTTCTTAATTCCCATGTCCGAGTTATCATTCAATGTGATTGTATAATCTGGTTGAAAAAATGGAAGAATTTGTTCTACAATTTGTAATGCGTCATCAGAGTTTTTTGCCATAGCATATAAAGTAATATCCATATTATATGGAACAGGCATATACTGTGTATCAAGTTTTCCTGAAGCACTGCTTGATGATTTTACTTTTTTAAACTTTTGAACTCGATTCATTTTTCTGGTTGGGTCGTAACTTAATGAACCAATTTCAAAACCTATTCTTGGTAAAGTGATTGCTGTAGCTGTTGCAAGTGATGGGTCTTGATCTAATCGAGCTAACCATTTTTGTTTTGGGCCGTATGCAAGTGGAACTTTCATTGACTGTGTTATTGTTCCAGCATTGTCCTTACGAACAATCTGAATATTATTAAACATTGTTCCGAACGCAACAATTACATTGCGTACAGTTTCATGGTAAAAACTTTGACCTAACATATTGTATTCTCCTTTTTCATTATGTATTACTTCCTACGTCACCAAATGGATTTGATTCTGTAAAATCAATAACAGTATCATCAAGTACATCAAATAACTCATTTTGTGCTGTTTTATCTGTAACATAATCTCCTATTATATAGTCTTCCGAGATTAAGAACTCTGCGTCACCAGTATCAGCTGCATTTTCTAATAACAACGAACCTTGTAAGTCACTACTAGAAAATGTAACTGTAGGTGCATTAGTATATCCTGTACCAGCTTCAGTAATTGTAACCTCTGTAACTGTACCACTTGAATCAATAACTGCTGTACCAAGTGTTAATGTGTTATCATTCACAGCAGTAATTTCAAGGGTAGCTGGATTATCAATAGGAGTTGAAACAACATCTCCGACTTGATATCCTGTTCCAGCAACAGTTATGGTAAAACCTATCATACCACCACCGCCTGTTCCTCTTATTTGAAGTCCACTACCAGAACCTCCAACCATATTATAAAATGCGTTATTCGTATGACCAGCACCAAAAGTTAAAAGTCTACCAGCAGTGACAACACCTTGAATATCTGGTTGAGAAAATGTGACTGTAGGCGCTGTTGTATATGCACCACCTTGAGTAATTGATACTAAGGATACACCATCACCTGATAATGTTGAAGTACCAAATGCTTGATAAGTACTAAGTTCAAGTGTAAACTGGAATGAACTTGAAGAATTTGATAGATCATCTTCAATTGTGTCAATAGTATCAATACCAGTAGCAATATCTTCTGAACTATATTCAAATTGTTTGCATCTTAGTTTGTATACAGGATTGTTATCTAGTTGATAGAAAGGTTCATCGTGATCTACAAAATTTATTTCAAACATTTTTGCAATAACAGGGTGATAAACTAAATCACCTTCCTGTGGTCTATCTGCATCCGTAGAAGATATATCCTGTAATACATAAAAGTTGTCATTTCCTTGCACACTTGAAAGTATAGATGAACTGTCTGATTGATCTATACTTCCAGATTCTAAAAGTATACCCCCACCAGTTGTATCTGTTCCACTTTCAATAACAAATTGACTATCCATTTCTTGGAATCGTTCTTTAGAAACTACAAATGTAATCTCATT